CTCCATTAGGTATATCCATACTATCAAGTTGCATTACCCCTTTTTCAGACTCTACGATTATAACAGTGCTATTAATCATATTATTATAATTTTGATAATATCCAAATAATGCTAATGATTTAGAAAATGCTATTAATGGAAACCATTTATTTTCACCATCTGGAATTATATCGTCATTATATCTCCCCATAATCCCTATTAATTCTCCTGTGAACATATGCCTCCAAGGCACGATTATTCTATTTTGTTCTAAATTATATCCTATTTCATATTTTAATTGTGTTTCAATGCTTATACCATCTTTTAAAAATCTTCGATGTGGCATAAATAAATATTTTTTCAATTCGCTTTCAGAATATATTTGTAAAACTTTTTCATCTGAATAATATCTTCTAAATTTTTTATAATATCCATCAAAAACTTCGATTTTTGGTTTTAATTTAACTGTCTCAATCCTTAAAATCTTTTGAATAAAATTTATTGATTCGTTAAAATTACAGTTATTAAATTTTTGGATTAATATGAACAAATCACCCTTAACAGATAATTCAGGTGTGTAACATTCACTAAATAAATTATTTATTTTTACTACTACGCTTGTAGAATTACTACCATCTGGGCTTGTAGCTCGATATTCATTTTTTATTTTTTTTATCTTTTTACAATTTAAATTTTCAAGGATTAAAGGTATATATTCATCAGCATTATCTATTATTTTTTGCTTGAGGTCTAAGATATTAACCATATATAAATCTGCCCCCAAAGTTCACTTTTGATATGAAGTAGTTTTATGTGGTTTACAATATCCTAATTCTGTCCATTTATTAAAATGACTTTGCCATTGAAAAAGCAAACATACTCCACTTTCGTCGCTTCTAGTCTTGTCTAGAAAAACAATCATATATTTTTTTTCAGGATCTAGCGTTAACATTTCTTTACTTTTTCCATACTTTCCATTTTCGTCTTTAATATATTTAAAAGGTTTTACATCATATTTTTCATTAGTATATTCGTCATCCCATAAATTTCTAAGCAAAAATAATTCACTCACAACTTCTTTAACTTGTTTGGAGTTCGAAAGACAATTTGCAGTAAGATATCTGGTATCAATCATATGTATAGCTAATTGTTGTGTTAAAATAATCCCTACATTTTCTTTGTCAGCAATTTGTAATAATTTTTTACTATCCTCTACTAATTCTCCATGAACAGTTTTTCCATTATTTCCTGCATTTTCAAAACTTTTAAATGTATCATAAAAAAAATAAGAAAATCCTTCTTTGCTAAGTTGCTTAATAATTTTAATTATTTTATTTACATCATAATCATAAATCTTTACAAATTTAAGATTTCCTTCATATTTATTTATCCATTCTTGACTTTGTTTATATGCGTTCCAGTCTTTTTCAGAAAAATTTCCTATTTGAATTCTTTTACGTGGAGAATCGTAATATCCTATTTTATTACTTACAACCGTACCTAAGATTAATTTTTTCCAATCTTTTATATTTTGTTCGTTAGCCGCTATACATACTTTAAAGTTTTTTTCAAGTAAAGGTACTATTAAATTAGCAAATATAAAACTACTTTTCCCGACTCCACTCGTACCTGCAAGTATACCCACATTATTTAAATGCAAACCAGATGTTAAATAAGACATCATAGGACATGTAGAAGAATAACTAGCACCCATTTCTTCACCTTTGTTGCAAGCTTCTAAGAACACATCATCTATGAGTAAGTTTTCAATTTTAATATTAGTTCCTTTTCTTAAAAACGTAGAATTAACTTGATAGTCTAAATAATCGTATAATTCTGAAGAATTCATTTTAGAAATTTTATCAGCTTCTTTCGGTAATTTTAATAAATCAAAGCCTTTATCATATAAATCTAATAATATATTAGATTTAGTTAATTGTTCTACATATGTTTCAAAATTATTAATATTTACAATACTTGTTAATTCTTTAATAGGATTATAATTATTTCTGTCGTCGAATGCCTCTTTTAATTTATCTTTATTAGATAAATAAACACTTATAGACGCTATATCAAGAAATTTATAACCCAACATACTCATTTCTTTTGCTATGCGAATATAAAATTGTCCATTGATAGTTTTGAAATCTTTTATATTAATATCATTTAAAAGATCGGGATTCTTATAAACACAACCAATTAAATTACCTTCAATTATACCTCTACCTTCGAGATAATTAGGAGGATATTTAATATTTATTTCATCAATGAATTTCAATTAACATCACTATCCTTTAAGAATTCTAATATATTAGATTTGATTTTAGATAAATCGCAAATCGCACCAGTATCATATAATTCATTTGTTGTTAATGTTTCGTTTTTAATTTTTTCATCCCTAGTTTTTAATATCTCTATACTTTTTTTTATAGGTTCGATATTATTTTCAATAATAGCTTTAATATATCTCATTTTTATAAATTCATTTTCAAAATTTTTATTTAACCCATAAACAATATTGTTTTTGAATTTCAATATTGTTTCTCTTACTATTTCAGAGTTATATTTTTCAATAAATTCATTCATACATTTCTTCCAAATTGGAGTTAAAAATTCATATCGTAATAAATCACTCATTAATTTGTAAATTTCTTCTCTATTGGATTTTTGCTTAAGCGATTCTATAAATTCTGCTTCGTTACAATAATAAATTGGTTTTTCTTTATTATTAATAAAGCGAAAAGCTTTATCATTAGTAATTTCTCTTTCACAATATTTACATTTAACTTTTCGCACCATATCATTACTCCTTTATTCTTTTGCTAATTTTTTAATTTCTTTTAAAGCTTTTAATAGATTTTCATTAGGGATTTTTTTAGGATCTGCTAAACTACTAATTTCATTAGCTTTTAATATTTTTAAAAGCTTAGTCTGAGAAACTTTATCTAAAGATTCACTTATATTTTTTATTTCAGTTATTGCTACTTCGTTGGTTGGGATTATAATTTTTTCTCTAAATTCGGCTGCATTTTGTTCTTTTTGTTTTAACTCTTTTGATAATGCTTCTTCTAATTCTTTTTCACTTAATGGTTTAATCATAGCTGACAGCACACCTTGTTCAAAGGCTTTAAGATAGTTTTCTACGCTTAATTCTAATCTATCAGGCATATTAGGAAACCGAGAACCACAATCGACCATAAATCCATCGTCTCTAAAATTCATAAAACGCTTCACACTAGAAAGATGATTTTCTGTAACTACTTTATCTGTCGAAATCGTCATGATTATATCCGCTTTATCCGAAAAAATAGAATCATAATCATTACTTAAAGAAGATGTTAACTGTTGATATTCAGTCCCATCTTTTTCTTTTATATCCTTTAACTTTGTATGACCGATCATAATAATACCATATCCAGCGCGTTTTAATAATGCTAATCTTTCATCTATCATTTCTCTTATTTTTTGTCTTCCTGCACCGTATCCTCCAAAACATGCATTAAGCGACTCTGCTACCAATCCTTTTTTTCTTTTGTGCTGTTTCATAACTTCATTTCCAGCTATTCTCACTAACTCATCAACAGTATCTAATGCTAATAATTGAAAATCATTAGCAGTCCTATTTTCAACTAAATCATCCGAAATCTCCATAAAAGTATCCCAATCTGGAGCTACGTCATAAGATATACCGTCTAATGAATTATGACCATCTTCATTACCAATACTAAGTAATAATCCTTTTTTAAGATTATCATATTTTAATAATAATAAATCTTTAAATAGAGAAGATTTACCAATTTTTTTTATACCTCTCCAATAATGTAAATACGAACTCAAATCTACTTTCACTACATTTTGTTTATATTCTCTTGGCATTAAATGCCCTCCTTTAATTTTAATTTTAAAATTAATTTTACCGCTAAAAATCCTCGCTTTTTAGATGGTGGAATAAATTGACGACCTTAAACCTATTGCAAAATTACTTTTTGAAATATCTAATTAGATGGGGATTATTGATAATTAATTATTTTCTCCAAATAAATCATCGAGATTTAAATCTTTATCATCCTCGGGATCAATCATAAATGGAGGTTTTATATCTTCTTCTTCTAAAACTTCTAATTTTTCTCTCTTAGAAATTGTTTCTGGTATAATAAAATCTATATCAGTGTAATCTGTAAGAATTTTACCATTGTCATAAATATTTTTGCCGCCCCTACGAATGATTCTTAATTCATTTATTTTATTACCACCGACGCTGCTATTTTTTTGTTTAGAAATTTCTTCTAGTGTCTTTATCCCATAATCAATTTCTTGTTTTTCAAGCTTTGTCAAATCTTCATAAGTAATATCAGATTTACTTACCCCTTTCAGAATATTGCATTCTACCTGGAAAGCATAATATTTTTTATCTTTTATTGCTAATATATCTCTTATGAATGCAAAAGCTTTTTTTTCTTTCTCTACTTCAAAATTGACTTTTTCTGCATTAAAAACTAACTGTAGTGGCACAAAAATATTTTTCTTTAAATCTTTGTTATAAGAAGTAACTTTTACATTATAATAAATTTTCTTATCATTTTTAAAGTTACTTTCATCGACTCCGTCTTTATCATATACAAATTCGACATACGCTTTTGCTTTAGGTGTTATTTCATCCGTATCCAATAAAGCTGTTACGTTTCTAATTACATATTTTGTTAATATAAATGTTTCTTGTAATTTTTCAGAAAAAAATGGCTCAAATCTAATATCACCTTGCACTAAGTAATCTGTATCTTTATCAAGATTTCTTAATTCATTTATAGCATCAAATTCTGAAATAAATTCTTTTTTTTCTGATGCTACTTGAATTTTAAATTTTTTAAAATCAGCTACTTTATCAATAATATTTTTTGATAATCTTTCAAAAAAATCAATTTCTATTTTTTTATTATCTGTATCTAATGTATAAATTATTTGTTTGCCTTTTTTCGCAGTAAAT